TTACCCATTCCATTTATAGCCCATGCCGCGGACAGTCAGCAGCATCTGCGGCTTGCCGGGGTCGTCCTCAATCTTCATCCGCAACCGCCGGATGTACACTGTTAAGGCACTGCTGTCAATGTAATCCCCATCGCAGTCCCACAGTGCATCCAGAATTTGTTCCTTGGATAGCACGGCATTCGGACGCTGCATAAAGAAGCAGAGCAGCTTGTACTCTGCGCCGGTCAGTTCCAGCAAGATTCCGTTTTTGTATGCCTGCCCCTGCAACCGCCGGACGGTGATGCTGCCCGATTCCAGTACGGGTTCTCCTGCGCTGGACGCATTTGCACGGCGAAGCAGTGCATTGACCCGCGACAACAGGACACCCAGCTTGAACGGCTTGGTCAGGTAATCATCCCCGCCCATATCCAGTCCCATGATGATATTCATTTCCTCATCCGAAGCAGTCAGGAACAGAATCGGCACGTTGGATGTGCGCCGCACCTTCTGGCAGAAATCGAAGCCAGAGCCATCCGGCAGGGAAACATCCAGCACCAGCAGGTCATATTTTCTGTCTGACCACAGCACCTCGGCTTCTGCCAGCGTCCGGGCTGTATCCAGTACAAAGCCCTGTTTCTTGAATGCAAAGGTCAGCCCACTGATCAGGCTCAGATCATCTTCCAAAAGGAACAGTTTTCTCATGATTCCCTCTCTTTTCTGCGTTTTGTGTGTCCTACAGGTTCAAAAGCATTATAAGTTTTTTCTGCGAACATTACAATGTGCGAAACGGAAATTGTTTCTTGCCGTGTGTTAAATATAAGTCCTACTATCACCGCTTTACTGCGTAAAGTACATTGCAAGGTGATTTTTGGCGCGCCCGAAGGGATTCGCCAAGCCGCGCCCTAGAAACGCCCCACCGGGGCGTTCCTGCCCCGCGGGACGCAAAGCGCGGGGCACGGGCTGTTCGAAGCCCTTCTTTTACTGCCCCATAAAATCCGTGCAAAACAAAAAGGGACTGTTGCACATCGTTTTGGATGGAAGTTCAGAATCGCCCCTAAGAATTAGACATATAATCGAACAATAGGAAAAAGCATGTGCATCACAAATCCATTGAAAATTTCTGATTTTCAAGGAAATCTGTTGCACATGCTTTTATTTCTACAAAAACATGCTTTTTATTTTTCGATTCTACGAATAAAAGAGGGGCTGTTACATGTGCAACAGCCTCTTGCAAAGGACGGTTAAAATCGATATTTTTGGTTTTGGTGTAAAAGGGTCCACAGCTTATAAAATAGAACCAAGCTACTGGATGCCCGCTTCCTGTGCAGGGTTGATATTTAGTTCAGGCAAATCTTTCAGGCATCATACTTTATCGCTCTCAATTAAATATGAGACTACATCAACATATTGTTTCAAAAGAGACCTTCGAAATATGCGCTTTCCAGCCCGATGATATGGCTGATCGGTATGTTTGATCCGTCTTTCAAAAGCAGCATACACGCGGATTCATCAAACCTTTTCAGCCGTCCAGTAGTCGTAATATATTGGCCGCCATCCTTTTTCTCATCCGGCTGGAACCATGTCACCATAATCTCCGGGTGTTCATTGATATGCTCCAATAGGATGCGCTGCTTTTGATCGAGCTCAGCCTTATCGTCATCGCTCAACTCGATTTGCTGGTCCGTCAGCCGTGCTGTTTCGGCAAGTGCAGCACTATGGCCGGAGAGAGCGGCAAAGGGTGAAAATTGTGCCGCACGGTTTGAGAGGGACATCCTCGGATGTCTGGCCGAAGTGGGATGCGGCAGCTGGATGATATCATCGTATGGTCCGCTCATGCCTGGTGCCCTCCAATCGTCTGGTTTCGCTCTCTGGCGGTTGCCCCATCCTCCAGGTTCATACCTTTGAGGATGGCATTCTTTCCGAACTTCTTTTTGATCCTAAGCATGGTCTTCTGAATCTTCCGCTCCCGAGCGTGCTCAGCCTCATACTCCGCCTGTTGCTCCTCCCTCGCCACATAGTCGGTGAAAAGATCCAGCTGCTCGGTCTCGTCCTGCTTGGGCGCTTCATCTTCACGAAGCAGGCGATTGGCACTGATGCTGAGACGGCGGATCAGCAGAGTCCTATCCACGATTCGGTCATAGAGAGTAGTGACGGCTTCCAGCAGGTCGTTTGCCGAAGAGGTATAGGAGAAGTTCTCCGTCCCCACTGCATGCTTGGGGATCTTTCGTCCGTAGCGATCCGTGGTGACCGCTCCGGTATAAGCCGCGGTGCCCTGTGTGAATACCAGATTTTCAATATCATAGCCTACGGTCAGCACCAGCTGATTGGTGACCAGCCCCTTGTCCACCAGATCCAACGCCAGTGCATCCACCATCTCCCGGACAACCAGTCGCGCCTTGTCAAAGGAATAGGGGCACTGGAGTACCTGGCCGGAAACAATGCTCTTATTTTCGGGCTTATATGCCTTTACATCCGCTATGGTACAGGGTTCCCAGCCCCAGGCATGATCAATGAGCAGCTCTGCGTTGACTCCAAAGAGCCGATAGAGCATCTCCTCATTGTGATAGTCTGTCGGTTTCCCGATGGAGCAACGGGCAATATCACCCATGGTGTATAGGCCATGGGCTTCCAGCTTGGTGGCATAGCCTCTGCCAATCCTCCAAAAATCCGTAAGCGGACGATGGGTCCAGAGCAGTTGCCGATATGTCATCTCGTTAAGTTTGGCGATCCGTACCCCATCCTTGTCTGGATGGACATGCTTTGCCACAATATCCATGGCGATTTTAGCCAAATAGAGGTTGGGACCCATTCCAGCGGCAGCAGTGATCCCGGTGGTTTTTAAGATATCCAGAATAATTGTTCGTGCTAAATCCCTGGCAGTCATCTTGTAGGTATCCAAATAGTTGGTGACATCCATGAACACCTCATCGATGGAGTACGGGAAAATATCCTCGGGCGCCAGATATTTCAGATACACACCATATATCTTGGTACTCCAGTCAATATAATGTGCCATCCGGGGCGGAGCGACAATATAGTCCAACGCCAGGGATGGATCGTTCTGTACCTCCGGATCGTTCCAGGACG